AGAACTGGAACAGCTGATAACGATATAAATGCAATCGTATCTATGGGTATGGTTCCTCAAGGTTATAGAGTGAACAATTACCTAACTGATACAGATGCGTTCTATATCATTACAGACGTACCTAATGGTATGAAAATGTTCACAAGAGCTCCATTGACTACTGCAATGGAAGGTGATTTCGATACTGGAAATGTCAGATACAAAGCTAGAGAAAGATACTCGTTTGGAGTATCAGACCCTAGAGGTATCTTCGGCGTTGAAGGTGCGTAATAACTAAATTTTTGGGGCGATCTAAAAATCGCCCCATTATTTCAATAAATTGGTGAGACAATGAAAAAATTTCTAGTAAATATATACGCTTATAAACATCATGGAAGGTTTGAAGTCCTATCAGAGGACGATCCTCATTCTTTAGAAAATGCCATCCTTGACAGGCTAGGAAAAAATGATATACAATGGGAGTATCTTGGAGAAATGAATGATCCCAAGGTAAACAGAATAACCTATGAGGAGGTTATCGATGGAAAAAATGATGCAACACTTAAACGACCTTTACCAACAAAAGAGGGGTCTGGATCTACAGTGGGAGCAAGAGCATCTTAAAGAGGGTAGATATACTCTCAATATGGTTAGAATAGATCGAAAAGTTCGAGATGTTTTAAGCCATATTAAAATGGCAGAAGCTCAAAAAGAGCATTTGCGAAATAAAGTTGAAGATGCTGCTCCGCAAGTTTCCGTAGCTACTTAAACAAAAAGCTACATCGTTGGAAAATTTAATCCACACCGTAGGCTCTCTTGCACTCTACTTAAATCTGCTATATAAACTATTCACTATACAATTAATTAGAACATAGACGCGTATAGTCGACGGCCTAGAGACTATGTTCGGAAAACTAGGAGGATATAATTATGGCAACAACTACATTTTCAGGACCAGTAAAATCTCAAAGAGGATTTGTTACTGCAGGACCTGATTCGATTGTAAATATCACAGCGGAAACTACTTTAACTTTTGCTGCTCATGCAGGAAAAGTGATTAAAGTAAATGATGCAGATGGTGCAATCACACTTCCAACAATCAAAGCAGATAGCAAAGGTGCATCAGCTGGAGATAATGATCCTAACGTGAACAGTCACTTAGGTGCAGTCTACAAATTTTTTGTAGGCACAGATTCAACTGACTGCGATATCAAAACAGACGGAACTGACAAATTTGTTGGTCACGCAACTGTTGTTAATGTTGCAGATGGTACAAATAATACATTTGCACCAGCATCATCTAATGATGTTATCAGCATGAACGGTGGAACTACAGGTGGAGATAAAGGTAGCACAGTTACAATTACTGCACTTGAAGACAATGTATATTTAGTAGAAGCAGTGTTGATCGGTACAGGTACTGAGGCAACACCTTTTGCAGATAGTTAATAAATAACTCGGAGCGCCTGGTGATGCAGGCGCTCTTTAAAAGGAGGACAACACATGGCAGACACAGTATTAAACACAACTGTATTTGACGGAGCAAAAAAACTAATTACTCATTACAATGTGGTTTCTGATAACTCTGGAGGCACAACTAAAATAGTTGATGTTTCTGGATTAGCATCAAATAATGGTAAAACTTGCAAAACTGTAAGACTAAATAAAGTTAGTTTTAACGTTTCTGTAACAGCACCAGCTGATGCAATCAGAATGCAATGGGATGCTGACACAGATGTAGTATTTCAAACTTTAGCGGGTGAAATGGAATATGATTATTCTAGTTTTGGTGGATTAAAAAACACTGAAGCGACGGGTTTTACTGGAGATGTAAACGTCGTTTTACCAGCTTGTGCAGCAGGAGATACAGGAACAATTGTTTGTGAATGGATTAAAGTTTACGAATCGTAGGAGTTTAAATGGCTAATACTACTTCGGGAACAGCAACGTTCGACAAGACTTTTGCTATTGATGAAATAGTAGAAGAAGCTTTTGAACGTATTGGATTACAAAACGTTGCAGGATATCAATTAAAATCAGCAAGAAGATCTTTAAATATTTTATTTCAAGAATGGGGCAATAGAGGTATTCACTATTGGGAAATAGCAGATCTTAATATTGATTTAATTGAAGGTCAGTCTGATTATGATTTTTTTAGATCAAGTGATGATGGCACTAGTGCAACATCAACACCAAGCGGTGTTTATGGAATATCCGATGTACTTGAAGCACAGTTAAGGTCTAATAGAACTCAAACTACACAATCAGATTCACCGATGACAAAAGTAGATAGATCTACCTATGCAGGTTTTTCTAATAAATTATCTAAAGGTACACCTAATCAATATTGGGTAGAAAGATTTATTGATAAAGTTAGAATACATATCTATCCAACACCAGATTCATCTAATGCATCTAAAGATATGCATATCTATTACATAAAAAGAATTCAAGATGTTGGTGATTATACAAATGCAACAGATGTTCCATTTAGATTTGTACCATGTATGGTTTCAGGTTTAGCTTTTTATTTAGCACAAAAGTATCAACCACAAATGGTTCAACCTATGAAATTGTATTATGAAGACGAATTTGCTAGAGCATTAGCAGAGGATGGATCTGCATCTAGTACATATATTACACCAAAAGCATATTACCCAGGATCATAATGGCAAAGTACGCAACAGGTAAATACGCAAAAGCAATATCTGACAGATCAGGTATGGAGTTTCCATACAAAGAAATGGTTAGAGAATGGAATGGTGCCTTTGTTCATGTTTCAGAGTTCGAACCCAAACAGCCACAACTAGAACCAAAGCCTATGAACGGTGATTCTATATCTTTACGTAATGTAAGACCAGATAGAGTAGAACCAGCAGTTGCTGCATTATTAAAAAACAATCCTTTTTCTATTACATCAGGATCACAAACAATTACAGTTACAGAACCAAATCATGGTAGATCAACAAGTGACACTGTAAGATTTAGAAATGTTATAGGTAGTCCTGGAGGAGTGGCTTTTACAACGTATGAAAATTCAAGTGGTTTTAGTATAACAGTTACAACAACAGATAAATATACATTTACACTAGGTGCAACTCCTAGTATAACAGAAGATTCAGGAGGACCAACTGTGTCTGCAGGGCCAGTTACATTAACGGCATGATAAAAAAAATAAAAAATTTAATTTCTAAAATATTTGGTATTAAGCAATGTGCATGTCCAGAGGATGAACATATACAATTATATACAGAAGTTTCAGAACCAGAAACTCCTATGTATACAGATATTGATGGTAGAGCAGTAAAATGTGGAACACATAATAGGTACAAAAAAAGTTGTCCTACTTGTAAAGAAATAGCAGGAGTAGCATAATGGCTGGATTAAGTGCATCAGGTTTAATAACACAAATAAGAAATTATACAGAGGTAGACTCAAATGTTTTAACAGATGCTGTTGTAGAAAATATTATTTTAAATGCACAGTATAGAATATTTAGAGATGTACCAATTGATGCAGATAGAAAACAACAATTAGGTAATTTAGTTGCAGGACAAGAATCAATTAATGCTCCAGCGGGTGCATTGTTTATTAGAGGAATACAAGTTTATAGCACTGCAGGTTCTGAAACTACAGGAGCTAATAGATGGTTAGAGAAAAAAGATTATACTTATTTACAAGAGTTTCAGGATGTAACAGGAACATCAGCAGCTCAAGGTCAACCTAAATATTATGCCATGTTTGGCGGAGGCACAGGAGAATCTGATACTACATCAGGACGTATAGCTTTTGCTCCAGTTCCTAATACAACTTATAGATTTAGAGTGCATTTTAATAAAATGCCAGATCTTTTAGAAGGCAGTGGAACAAATTATATTAGTATGAATTTTTCAAATGGGCTTTTATATTGTTGTTTATCAGAGGCATATGGATATTTAAAAGGCCCGATAGACATGTTGACATTATACGAGAATAAATATAAACAAGAGGTACAGAAGTTTGCTAACGAGCAAGTCGGTAGAAGACGAAGAGATGACTACACAGATGGAGCAGTTAGAATACCGATTAACTCAGCAAACCCATAGGAGATAAATTATGGCAATAACATCAGCAATATGTTCAAGCTTTAAACAAGAGCTTTTACAAGGTAAACACAGTTTTGAATCTTCAGGTGGACACACTTTTAAGATTGCTCTTTTCACAAGTTCTGCATCATTAGGTGCAGCTACAACTGACTATTCAACATCAAATGAAATATCTAATACATCTGGATCTGCATATACTGCAGGTGGCGCAACTTTAACAAATTCTGGTGTATCGTTATCTTCAACAACTGCATTTACAGATTTTTCAGATGTAACTTATTCATCTGCATCTTTCACTGCAAACGGTGCTATGATCTACAACACAACAACAGATGGTGGTTCAAGCACAACAGACGCTGTAGCAATTATAGCTTTTGGTGGTGACAAGACAGCAAGTAACGGAACTTTTAAAATAGAATTTCCAGCAGCAGACGCAAGTAACGC